TACGAGTACTTCGTATGACGGCATTGTTCTCCGCGCCGAGAACATCGACTACATGACGGACTTCGACCGCATTGTGCCTTCCGACGCCCCGGGGACGATGCTCAGAGACCAACGCTCTGGGTTCCGCATCCGGTTCTACGCGGCTCGAGAGAGCTTCGAGCTTGGTGCGTCATCGGGGGCCAGTGGTAGCGGTGACAACAATATCGTCGAGTCGGCGGGGATCTATTACCTGTTGGCTGAGATCGAGCCGGGTAATGCTGCAGGTGTTGTTACGCCGACGACCACGTATGTCTGGACAGGTGCAGCCATTCCAGACTTCTATCGGCCCCTCAAGCACAGCACTGGCTACTACGCATGGAAGGTCTTTCCGCATCAAGATCAGCGGTACGAGCTCGACTTCCGAGTTCTTAGGCTACCTCGCGCGTTCGTCGATGACAGGGACACCGCTCCGATTCAACGTGATGCCGTGCCCGCGTTGCTCGAGCTTGCGCTCCACTACATGTGTCTGCTCGACGGTGTCGATCAGCAAGGTGCACAGATTCACCTTGATCGATTCCAGACTCTCGCGCGTCGATACAGGGCGCGCTATGCCACACCCGGCGGCATTGTCGAACCGGTACCTTTCGGCGGTCGATACTCTCGACTGCAGTACGGGACGTTCAGATCCACGACATAAGCATTCCGCCTTGTTAAGATACTTCCAGAGGTGAACATGACGCGCATCGACTACATCAGCTTCGACCGCCCGCAGGTCGGAGATATCTACCACCGCTACAGTCTCAACAGTCTCTTCGAGGAAGCGATGATCATCAGTGTCATCGGCCCCGCTGATGACCAGGACCAGTGGACGGCAGTTCTCATGACTCGCAACGGAGCTGAGTTCTCGTCTTCGGGCGCGGACTACCGCAACAAGTTCGACTGGGTGCCGCATACGTGGATTTACGATGAGTTTCAGCGCGCATGGATCGACCCGAAGTCCGAGTCTACCGAAGAAGGTGCGCAGGCACAGACGCCCGAGGCGTTCAACCCAGCGAAGATTCCCGGCCCTGTCGAGGGTGAGCGGTTCATGACCTGGCGTGCTCGTGTGCTCAAGGAGATTCCGCTGCTCAAGAACAACAGTGAAGCGAAGGCGATGCTGTCTGCTGTCTGGAGGACTCGGGAACCAGGCGTGTCCGCGAAGTAGCGTACGGGAGTCGTAGATGGCGGGCCCAGCCCAGCAGCAGACTCGTAGACTGGTTGTGCCTCCTGGCGAGGCGCAGCGCTATTACTCGGCTGCGTCTCTGGCGTTTAAGGTACAGAACTTCACGGCAACCCCGGAAGGGACGATCACTTCGGTGCTTGGACCTACGGCCTATGAGCCGCTCCGGGACTACTCGGCCCATATCGGGTCGGACTATGTGACGGCCATCTACGCCAGCGATACGCCGCATGGCATCTTCCAGACGAACCTGCAGGGTGGTCTGGTGGACATGTTGGTCATCCGCGCAGGCTCGAAGATTTATCGTCATGCCGGCTGGTACCGGGGCTGGGAGATCCTGCTCACAGGTCTCTCGAGCGAGAATCGTCCAAGATTCCCCGACCAGTTCACGGTTCTCAACGACCTGGTCATCTGGACCAACGGCATCGACCGTCCCCAGGCGATTGCTTCGGACGGCTCTATCGCGAACCTGGGCTTTGCCGAGATTCCTGCGCCTCCTGACACCGCAGGCCCGATGAGTCATCTCCACGACACTGCCAACTTCCCGAACTACTACGGGTACAGCTGGCCCGGTCGCATCGGGACTGTGGGTGATGTGCTCAATGGTCAGAGTGGTTCGCTGTTGTCGGGTGCCTGGTACTACTACCTTCGCTACGAAGACAGCTACGGCAACCTGTCTGCCCCTTCTCCGGCAAGTCGCCCTGTTGTTCTGGACACGCTGAGTGCGAGCCCGAATAATGGGACTGGTAGAGGTTGGGGGTCGTTGTTGGGAGAAGAGGATTTCTACGACGCAGAGCTGGCGGACCTGACTCGGCAGTTTGCGGTGATGCTGCCCGAGGGACCGGACGAGTGTGTGGCGATGCACGTCTATCGGACGCCAGACACCAAGCACGTCAGCACGATTCCCCGGTTCCTCACACGGGTTCCGAACAAGCGGGCGATGACCTACCCCGACAACATGGCAGACTCAGACCTGGGTTTCGAGATGGATTCTGGTGTCGTGGTTCCGGTTTTCCGGGTCATGTGTACGCACCAGGGACGACTCGTCATCGCGAACACCCTGGAAGACCCGGGCATCGTCAGGCGCAGTGACCCGGGGTTTCCGGGCACATTCTCTTCGACGGAGTTCGTCTACCCCGACAGCGGCGGTGCCGAGGTTACAGGGGTCGCTTCGCATGATGGGGCACTCCTCGCGTTTACCGAGAACAGCGTCTACTCTCTGCAGGACTTCTCGGTACCCGTTCCTCTGGCGCAGGGGGTGGGGTGTGTCGCTCCGAGCTCTATCAGGGCGATGGCGAACGGGGCGCTCATCTGGTTGGCTCGAGATGGCTTCTACGCGATGACGGGGGGAGCCATCAGCAAAGTCAGCACCCCTATCGACCGCACGGTACGCAACTACCTCAACCGTGGCCGTCTCGGCATGTCTGCTGCTGCCTATGATTCGGCCAGTGGAGAGTATCGGTGTGCGGTTCCTCCTGCAGGTGAGCAACACAACACGCTCATTCTCTGCTTCGATGGCGCGCACTGGCGTAGACAGAGGCTGGATCTGCACATTGCAGACTTCACTGCGACGAATGACTGGAGACAGTACTTGTTGGGGCTGGGTCACAAGAAGATCTCGGATAGCTCGAGCAAGCTATGGGACTCTACTCGAGTCGAGACCTATGTGATGGATCGCTCTACGAAGCACGGAGTCACCACGGCGGAGGACATTATCTATCGCTCTGCGTGGTTGCGGGGCGACGAACTCGGTTTACTGCCCATCAACGTACGCTCTATGTTCGTAGGCATGATCGATGCCTGGAACGACGATGTGACTATCAAGTTCTACCGCAACGGCTCCTGGGCTGAGCATGTCTCGATGACGGACCTCAAGTCGATTGGGGTCAACGATGACTCGGGTGTGGTGACTGATGTTGCCGGGGCCGCAGTGCTTGGGACGTCCAAGGTGCATGATCCCAGGCTGTTCTGGCGTCAGATCCCGGCAGGGCTCGAGAACGTCAACTCGTGGGCATTCGAGATCTCGGCGACTCGCCCGACTCGCCTGCACCTGGCGTCGTTCGCATTCGACATCAGTGCCGCCACCAGTGGAAGTGTGAAGGGCCGCATCCCGCTTCGCAGTGATACGTAGGTGACAGCATGAGTTACATCTTCCCCAAGCGCAGACTCCGCGACAAGGACGTGCTGGATCCGACCGAGCTGAATGAGGACGTTGCGCCTGCGGCAGAGCTCTACTCGGGAAAGCTGAACCAGCACAACTTCGAGACCGGTATCGAGCCGACTATCGCCAGTGAAGCCTACTGGAAGGTCTACCATCAGCAGCAGCACCAAGCTCCTGGGTGGAACACCTACAACAGTGGTACTAGGATGGACGAAGATCGAACCAACGGGATGCAGATCCCGAATGACGGCAGCTGGGCTCCAGTCGACGACATCACTCAGACGCTGACAACAACAAGCTCCAACCTGTGGATTCTCTCACAGGCACAGTATTTCTGGGTGGGTTTTCAGCTAAACAGTGGTGTCGCCATCCCTGGGTCCGCCGTAAGGCATGCGCACAGTCTTGGAACAAGACCCGCTCGAGTGCAGTTCGCGATTCGGGTCAACGGGAGCATTGTCGAGGGGACCACGACAGGTAAATCCGATGTCTATGAGACGGTGCCTCGACCTTGGAGACCCACAGACAATAGCCGTACTTTGTCTGATGACAAGGCAGGACCGGGCTCAGACTACACAGAGGATACAACGGCTCTCGGCCCTGAAGTTTTTCCTGTCCGTGTGATGGCGGTTTATCCGGTGCCCCCAGGAACGCACACGGTTGAGATGGTCTGTCGAAGACTCGCAAGAACTTCAGACGTAAGCCCTTATGCGACGAAAGATCGAGTTTACATTTATAACCGTCAGCTTGCTGTGGTCGATCTTCCGACGTACGCAGCTGCGGCGACGACATTCTCTTTCGTAGACGCCCCCGCGTTTGAGGCGGAAGATGTAGTCTCTGCCGAGTCTCTGGGGACTGATCGCATCGACGCGGTAAGAGAGAAGCTCAATAGTGTCGAAGCAGGAGCGGCTGCTCGAGGTGCTTTCAACCACTATCACTTGCCGTCGATGATGGGCTCTGCGACTCAGCAGAAGACGCAGCCGACATCGGGATCACTCAGTGTAGGCATGAAAGCTGGGTACCCGGGATTTGGTCAGAGTGTGTTCTACCCGGACAGTTCCGACCCAAACATGGGCTGGATGCAAGTCAGTGATGGTGCAGGTACGTATCTCCAGAGCGATGCCATCACGATTACCGAGGACTCCACACTTATTGTTCTTGGAAATGTGCAACTGTTTGATGTCGGGGGCACTAAGCAAGGGGTCTCTTCGGGTGGGCTCGCTTTTAAAAAAGCGTATGGGGCATACGCCTGTTTTTGCCTTGGCTATAAGAAAAGTGGTGACGCGGCACCAACGATTGCACGTGCCACGGAGTCTTATATCAATTCGTTCAACACTAGCTGGGGAGACTTGGCGATCAACCCTGGATCTTACGATATTTCTGGGAGTGACGAGTACACTGGCCCTGCTTTGAGCAACGGCGCAGAGTGTGTCAACGTACCGTTGATGTGGGTCATGAAGTTCGGCCAAGGTGAGACGTTCAGTTTCAGCGATGCTCTGGACTACATCACGATTTTCGGATCGAGTCGGATAGACGGGTTTCACTCTGCAGCGGATCTACCCGATGTTGAAATAGGTCGAGCGAACTTGATTGTCCTTCACTTGAAGAAGGGGAGTTGACGTGGCTGGAATTCCTACCTCGTACACGTACACGGATGGCAGTGAACTCGACACAGACGGCCACAACACGAACGTGTACAGCACGGATTCCAGTGGCGAAGGTATCATGTCAGAGGCGAATGGCGGCCTCGACGGAGCAAATCTCGACGCTGGATTCAAGGTCTACGCCGAGCACATCCAACCAGGTGAGGTCACGCAGGCTGCGCAGGAAGCGCATGTTGAAACCGTCGACTGCTGGCAAGATGTTTTTGCCCGCGCACCCGCGCAGTCCAACGATGTAGTCACAGTCACCGTAGACAACTGCGTACCTGTGCCGGGTTGCGGCATCAGGTTCTATCAACCGTACGCAGCCTCATACGCCCTGCTTTCGTTTTCGTTCTTTGTCTCGAATCACCGAGCCATCACAGGGACGAATGCGGGCTCTCCGTCTGAACCTGTGTTCAGTCTGGATTCAAGCGACGGACTTCTCCGCATGGGCGTTTTCGCTTGTCTCGATGGTACCATAATCGACCACACACGTCGACGTCTTCCCAAGACGAATGCGATTTATGGTTACTCTGGTCCTGCACTCTTGCTTCCGGGTACGACAGGGGAAAAACGAGCGTCTGTCTGGTATGATATGTGTCACCTCGAGAGCAGTTTGAGCAAGGGCTACCATGACCTTCAACTGTATCTTTATATGGAAGAACTCGACGCTTCTCAGAATCTTACGGTGTCTCGCGGAAAGAGTGTTGAGATCGTTGCTCGATTCTATCAGCGATGTTCCTTCGGAGTTCGTAGTGCTCGGGTCTTATCCTTCCTGTAGAGTTATACTGATCTACGAGGTGTGAGATGGCCGATAATCCTTTAACCGGTGCCACGATACAGGAACCAGAAAAAGACGCTGCGACGGGCGGAACCGCCGCGTTGACAGGTGCCGCTCCTGCACTCACTGCATTGGGCAAGAGTGCCTTAGATATTGGCAAGGTAGGAGCCGCACAGGCACTGGCTGCTGCCCCCGCGTACTTCTCCAAGCCTGCTCGTGAGTCTCGTGCAGAGTATCGGGACCTTCTCGACGCACAGAAGGCGGGCAAGCTCGGCTGGACGCCCCAGCAGAAGCGCCAGATGATGGGAGAAGCTCTTCGGGCGAGTCAGGCTTCGACCAAGGACATCGAGGCGAAGCTTCGACGCGAAGCGGCTGCGCTGGGTGGTACGGGTCGGTCTGGTCGTCCGCAAGAGGTTATCGCGAAGATTGCCAAGCAGGCGCTGGAGGTCATCCCCCAGGTCGCTGCCAAGGCTGAACTTCTCTCGCAGCAGCAGACTCAGCGTCTCACTGACAAGATCAGTCAAATGACGGAGTCGAGGCGCAGAGAGCTCAAGGAAGACTTGACTCAGGGAATGGCGCTGGCGCTGAAGGAAGGGGCGCCTACGACCGAGGAAAAGGCGGAGGAATACGCCAAGTTCAAGGCTGTACTTGATGCGTTAGAGGCCCAAGAGGCAGAGACTGCATAGGGAGTAGCGACGATGAGCTTCTGGGACGACTACATGTTGATACACGGATGGTCGGCCCGGAGTGCGTCCACGCCCACGAGTGAAGCCGAGCACCTGAAGTTCGAGGGTGTTCTTGTCACTCAGCTTGCTAACTTGGAGAAGGGCATCAACACAGCCTTCTCACATGAGCGCATCGCGCAGTTGAAGGCTGGGGCGAAGATTCGCGCCGAACGTATCCGGGCCGAGACCAATCTCGCGAAGGTCGATGTCACTGACCGCAACGGTGTTCGCAGTGCCATGGCTCGGATGCATTCGGCTTTGGTCAGGACACAAGATGACCTCCAGAAGTCGGCGACACATAGGAATGAAGTGCTTATCAGCGCGTCTGTCAATGCGGGTCGACGGGGCATCGGTCCCGGCTTTGACGCATTTTTCAACGACAAGTCTGGAACAGCCGCGTCTCCGGGCAGTCGATTGCGTACGAATGAGACGACGGCGACGTGGGAGACCCTCATCGACCGAATCGGTGACGACAAAGTCAGAATCACCGAAGACGGAGGCATCGAGATCGCTGAAGGCACCGGGATGGGCCCCGGCTTGATCGCGAGGATTCAGGATTTCCACAATCATTATCAACGGCTCAAGCAGAATCAGACCACGTTGCTCAGTGACGTCAGGTCAGACATCGCTGAAGTCGACGCTGAGATGGAGACTGTGAGCCGCGACGTGGGAGATGCGGAAGTCGCGGCTGCCCTGGGTAGAGTTCGGTCGATTGCGACAAGAGCGAACAACGCCATTGACGAGTCTCCTCTTTCAAGTGGTGAGGCGGCTGCAGAAGAGCTCAACGAGTTCTACGAGAAGACCAAGCTTCAACAGACGCTGATGGCGCGCCTGGAGGATATACAGTCGACGGCTGGGGGAGACCCGAAGCGCGCACTGCTCAAGCAGTTCGTCGGTCGGGACGCAGCACAGCAGTGGGCCAAGGACCGGGGACTGTCCATCGGATACGTCGATGATGCCGGTAACTACGTCGCGGGTCGACACGACATGCGGGCTGCCATGCAGTTTGGGTGGGAAGCCACTCGAGGTGTGGCTGAGGGAGGCAAGCAGGCTCGGTACGGTGTCGGCATGCGCCGTCCCACCGACGAGTGGGTCAGAGTGACAATGGGCTACAGCCCAGAAGACCAGGAGACGTTCCGCCATAGCGATGGCGGCTATGTCATGCGAGACGGTCAACCTGCTACCGAGGCTGAGCTCAGGGAAACAGGGCTCGCCCCGTCGCTTTATCAAGTTGACTTTGGCTCAGGGAAGCCCATCACAAATACAGACACGGGCGAAGAAATTCCTGTCTACGTGGACAGCGAAGGTAGGTACTACCTGTACTCAAATGACGGCAAGGGACTTGCTCCTGTTGACGATAATGCTCAAGCTCACTTGGCCGAGGCGGATAAATCGTATGCGCGCTTGCCTCTCGTAACTTACGACGCTGAGGGGAAGGTTCGTTACATGACTGCGGAAGAAGCTGCGGTGCTGCTCACGCGAAATCCTCGTTCTTACGAGGCGACATCGGCAGATTCTGCTCAAGAAAACGTGCACAGGGACAACAATCTGGAGCGTTTAGACACTCTTCCTGCTACTCGTGAGGTACGAGGCCGCAGGATGAAGATGCATGGCGCGGACCTGACGAAGTACGGCGAAGGTGCCCGGCGTATTCGTGATGAGCTCACTGGGCGGGAAGAGATCGTCGACATCAACGACCCCACGGTCACGTACCAGGTCACTGCCGAAGAGCCCCTCGGTGTGACGGGCTTTCCCAGTAGCGTCAAGACTGAGCGCGACGTCAGGGTGCGTGCCCGTCGAGACGAAGCACGCAAACGCCAAGAAGAAGCCGAAGCCGAAGTCGATGTCGATGTCGAAGACGGCGGCTATGTGGATGTTGTGGATGGTGAGCCTCTTGAGGAGCCCTTAGACATTCCCGCAGAGCGACCAGAGACCTGGCAGAGACGCGCCCTGGAGAAGCTGTTTGGCGTGGTCAGACCCGAGTCTCGCTTCAAGGGTGCTCGCACGGAGCTTGAAGAGGATTGGGAGCCTCCGGCAGAGGATTTTGAGAATCTTCCACTTCTTCCGCCCCCAGGCACAGATATTGATATTGAAGATGAGGCGCCGACTTTCGGGGATGAACTCGAGGCGTCGAGAGAAGACACGCTTGAGGATCTTCAGAAGCTCATTAATGCGTACAATGACTCAGAAGCCACGCCCATCATCAAGGGCGCGATCAAGAAAGCGCTCGAGGATAAGGTATGGCCCCTTGATCCCGGAAGCGACTTGGCGGTCGCTTTTGCTGAGATTGTCCGCCCCGTCGAAGAACCTGAAGTTGCCGAGCCGTCTGCCGAGACTGAGGTAGCTGCCGTCGAGGAGCCTGCAGAGGAAGCCCTGCCTGACCTCGAGCCCCTCTCGAAGACTGAAAAAGCCGAGCTGTATGGTAAACCAGAAGCGCCTCCGCGAGCGCGGGGGTGGTTTGGTAAGGTACTTGGGCGAAAGGGTATGGGAGAAGCTGAGGTAAGTGAGGACGTTTCTGTGCCTGACTACGACCCAGCACAGGCTGAAGCATTTCGTCAGTGGATGACACACAAGCACCCCGATAAGAAGTACGAGACGGAAGAAGGCTTGGCGTGGGTACCTCTTCCTGGGGGCGAAGAGAACGCAGAAGACCCGATACTTCAAGCTGCGTGGGCTGACTATGGACAAGAGTTCAAGCGGCATGTTGCTGAAAAAGCTCGTCTTGCCATGCTCGCGAGTCTCGAGGAGCCGTCAACAGTCTCGCCAGATGCTTCGGAAGCACCCCCGCCAGTACCTACGCCAGCGGAGACTCCCTCAGTGACTCAGAGGGAACGACCACGAGCCAGGAAGCAGGAGCGACAGGAGAAGCGTATAGCGAAGGCGTGGAAGGGAGAGCTGCTCAGCGAAGAGGCTCGAGCCACGCCAGAGGAGCCTCTCGTTCCCACACGCTTTGCCAAATTCATGGATCGCCTTGACGGTCTCCCTCGTCCCAAGAAGAAAAAGAAGGAAGGGGAGACGGTAGAGGAAGAGACCGAGCAAGTCGTGGCGGGGAGGCAGTAATGAGCACAACTGTGCGGTTGAGTATAGGGGGGGTTCCGGTTCAAGCATCGACAGCTGTGGATGAACCCGCAGGCACACCGGCCACCACCACACCAGCCGCAGGCACACCAGCCGCAGGCACACCCGGCACCAAGACTCGAAAGGTCGAGCCGGAGGCTGTGGCTGCTGCCGTAGCGACAAAGGACATGACGCCAAAGGAGATTGGTCGAGAACGAGTGCGGCTCTATCAAGAAGGTCTCGCGACCCCGACGCCAACAGAGCAAGATCCAGTATTGAGGGGGCTTCATCCTGAAAGGGCGGTAGAAGAGAGACGCGAATTCTATGAGGGTAGGGTCGGCCCTTCAGGAAGAGAAGTAGCGATTCAGACAAGGGCGCCACTGACTGATGTTGGCAAGTTGCGTATAGGTCTCGGTGAGGGGGTAGGCCCGACTGCTTTTCTTCCAGCGGGTACGGTTTTGCCTTCGTCAGAGAGGCTTGCCCCAAATCGACCCGGCGCACCGCCTCGGGAGCAAACGAGTGCTTGGACTGTTACGCCTGCCGGAAAACCGAGTCTCGGTGTGGCGCGCTTTCCTCTGGGCGAGGCTGAAATTTCTCGGGAAGCGACGAAGGCGCGAATCTACGCGGATCCGCCTCCGTTGGCGCGACCTCGGCATATCGATGAGGACTTCATCGTTCCAACAGGTCCGATGACCGAGGGCGGGTTTGCGGATTTTGGGCAACTACAACAAGAATACGCACACATGTCGATTCCGCTACTCGAGAAGTATCAAGCTGCGCTCGATGCGAAGATGCGCGAGTACATGCAGGAAATGGCAACAGCATATACTGCGTTGCAGTCTGACTACCTTTCGACTGGGTCAGGTCCCCGCCGTGAAGCGTATGCCGCGCAGTTGTCTATACTGAGAGATGAAGTCACAAGGCTTACTGCCTCAAGCAATCAAGCAACCCAAACAAGGGCGCACTTGCAGAAGGTAGAGGAGGCTCTCGGCTTTGACGTTGAGCTTGCGGAGGAAGCCCAATCTGTTGACGCAGTGGAAAAGGAGGCGAGGAAGGAGGCGAGGAAGGCGACGTTTGTAGAACCACCTTCGGATACTCAGGCTCGAACACGCAGTAGCCAAGAACCCAAGGCGGAGACGTATTCTTCGCAGCAGGTCACTGAGTCTACAAGTCAAATTCGAGAAGCTGTAGAGGGTTTAGGGACAGATGGAAGTGCGATCTTGAGCGCATTGTCCGGTGACCCTGAGAGGCTACGAGCCATCGCTCGTGCTTACAGAGATTCGTATGGAGAATCTCTGGTACAGCGTATTCGAGACGAGCAGTCAGGAGACATCCTCCCCGGCGGCCCCCTCAACGAGAGCCTCAGCTTGTTGTATGAAGCCGGGGTTCGCGGTGGCTGAGTCGACGACGGAGACGCCAATCCGCGACATCCCCCCTGTCTCTGAGGAGGTCCTGGGGAAGATCGAGGAGTCGATGGAGCCCGAGATCGATCTCAAGATCGACCGGCTCATCGACACGACCGTGAACGCGCGAAATGCGGCCACCGTGGCGCCTCAAACAGCGAGAGAGCAAGAAGAAACCATCTCGGAAGGCGGCGACATCGTATTCCCGCGAAGCATCGGCGCTGTGATCCCGTGGCACGCGAAGAGCCTCGGCCTATCGGAGGATGATCTCTGGCGGGCAGCGCGAAAGCAGGGTGTGCCCCTCGATGACCTGGTGGACCTCGTCGGTCGGAAGAACAAGACCCCCGAAGAGGCCAGGAAGATCGTAGCTGCTCGAGGCGTCACTGCGGTGATGCCCGAGGACATCCGGCACGTCAAGGAGAAGGGCAAGGTCATCCGTGAGGCAGCTGCCCAGAGAACGGCCATCAGAGAGGGAATCGACCTCAATACGGCTCGCCGCAGGTTCATGCCCAGCGCAGACGAGTATGTCATCAGCGAAGCCACAGGCGGTCTCATGGGGACCGAGGCCAAGGGTGCCGAGGACATCGCCCAAGCAGGCGAGTTCGGTCACACGATGGCGCTCATCGAAGAGTCGAAGAAGGCGAAGTCCACAGACAAGGACATGCAGGATCTCATCGAGTTGAGAGAGACGCTCAGTGGAGACCTGCTCGGCTGGTCGAAGTACAAAGACCTCTACGTGAATCAGCGCATGCGCAACCTGGGCCTCTCCGAGCACGGCACCGAGTGGGAGAAGGAGAAGTCCAGATTCGAGAAGGCTGCGCTCAAGGACCTGGCGATGATGAAGACAGCGGGGCTCTGGACAGCTCCCATCTTCGTGCCGATTGGCTTCGACGAACAGGGCAGACTCAACCTGCCTTCGGCGGAGAACAAGACGTGGGGTCAGGCGTTCATGCCCATCGTCGAGATCGTCGGCGTCAACAACGAAGGACAGGTCGTCCTGCGCCAGGAGAGTGGCCTGAAGTGGTTCTTCGAGCTGATGGACATCCCCGAGAAGGTGATTGCAGGGGCTGTCACGAAGAAGGAAACCGAGAGCCTTCTCGACGCGATGAAGCGTGCCGTTGCCGAGCGTAGAAACCTGTTCTTCACTCTCGGGGAGTCTGAAGCAGCCAAGGCAGCGGGTAGGTGGACGTCGATACCGATGCACTTACTTGGGTTCGCGGCTTCTGTGCTGACACCAGATCTACTGCTGGGTGCTGTGGCTGTGTCAAAGCTCGGCAGCCGTATCCTCAAGTTCAAGGGCTCAGCGAAAGACGCGGCAGAGGCGGCGAGTGAGCTCGGAAAAGTCATCAAGAGCCTCTCTGATGGAGACCCGGAAGCGCTCAAGACAGCGGCAATGCTCGAGGCCAATCTCTTCAAGGACCCGAAGTATGGCGACACAGTCATGCGAGACGTCGATGCGATTGGGTCGGTGCTCGCGAGTACGGCGAACAATGACGACATCTTGTCAGTGGGAGCCAGGGCACTGAACGATCTGCTGCCTTCACGCCTTCAAGGTGAGTGGCTCCACGCACACCCAGCATCTCTTCGAGTGATCAAGACAACCGAAGAAGGCGATGTGCTTACGCGCAGAGATCGGATCTTCGGATTTCACACCAAACGCGAAAAGTTGGAGTCCGCCAAGCAAGCGCTCAATAACCCGGCAACGCGCGCACAGCTACTCGATACAGCTTTTTTGAAGTCGCTCAAGGAAGCCGACTATGCAAAGGGGCTCGGTGAGGCCACTGCGGCGAAGCTCAAGGCGATTCTCGTCGGTGGCCCGAAGCCCGGTCTGATGGCGGACTTTCTCACGGACGCCGAGAAGGCAAAGAAGGCGATTGTCGAGCGGCTCAAGCTGAAGGACGCAAAAGAGGTGGTGGCTCTTGAGAAGCGACTCGATGATCTTGCTGCCAAGGCAGGCGCCTTCGCCGTAGACGAGGACAACTACGTTGCGGTCGGCAAGCTGTTGTCCAGGGTGGAGGACGCGCTCGACCTGAACATCGAGATTCGGGCAGGCGCGCACCTCATGGCGCGGAAGCTGCTCATGGACAAGTTCAATCTCGAGTACACCGAGATTGCGTCGAACATCTACAAGAAGTTCCAGCACTACTTCGAGGTCTCTCCCGAAGGCCACCAGTTCTCGCGGATTCTACAGAAGAACTTCAAGGTCAGCCCTGAGAGAGCCGACCAGTTTGCGCGCATACTCGACGCGAGAGCCGGGATGTGGCAGCGGAAGAACGGGCTGCCCAAGTCGGACTGGTGGAACACCCGGTTCCGTTTCAAAGAGGCAGAAGCGACCAAGAAGCCAGGTGCGCCTGAACCACCTCCCGCAACACCGCCTGTTGCTCCCGTATCACCTACCGCTCCCATAGTGCCCCCACAACTCTCTGGAGCGCCCCCACGACAGGCTCTCCCTGTGGTTGCTGCGAGAGAGTTGCCGACAGGACCAGATGGTCAGGCGCTCAAGTTTGGGTCGCCCCGTGCTCGCATGGATGGACTGGAGCCGACTGTCCTGTGGGACCACATCGGTGGAATGAAGAAGGCCGAAGACGTAGTCGAGTGGCTCACCAAGTACGGTGAGCTCGATGTCACGCGAGAACTCTGCAAGCGGATCAAGGGCCTCATCTCGAAGGACATCAACTTCAAGATCACGTCGAACCAGAGGGAGAGAGAGCTTCTGAAGCTTGACAAGCTCGGCTCTTATGACGCGAACGGCATAAAGATTTCAGGCGCAGGCTGGACCGATACGGGGCTCACAGAGCAGACTCTTGTACACGAGTTAATCCACGCTGCCACGTCCGCTGCGTTGCAGGCTGGTAAAAGAGAGTTCAAGGAAGGCGGTAACTGGGCTAGACGAGCACGCGCCGTAGCCTATAATGACCTGGATCGTCTCGCCGCCGAGGTCGTAGAGTACGCAAAGAACCAGCTCAAGAAGCCGGATCTCCCGTCGAGCCAAAAAGCTCTCTTCGAGCACATAGCAGACAAGTCTGTCTTGGGCGGGCCTCGTCGCGCCGAAGAGATCATCGCCTACACGTTGACGGATCCAGAGTTTGCAGAGGCTCTGCGGGTCATTCCGGTCGAGGCGCGTGGTGTAAAGCATGCGCTCACTCGGTTCGTCGAAATCATCGGAGACCTGCTGGGCTTGACCAAGGCAGACGAGCAAAATGCCCTGGCCTGGGTCATCGAGTACTCGGAGCGCACATTCAAGGCAGCCAAGACGCGCTTCCCCAAAGAGCTTGGAGAACAACCACTACCAGTCAGGCCCCCAGAGCCGACACTGCCTCCGGTACAGCCAACGCTTGAGCCCGCACCACCAGTGCGGCCAACGCCCCCGGTGCGGCCTATAGACGAGCCGACTCCAGTTGCTGTGACTGAGGCACCGGTAGCGCCTGTAGTCAAGCCGCTTCCAGAGGCTGCTGCAGTTGAGCAAGGCCCGGTGCTCTACGCCTGGACTGATGGCGAGACGACCGTTCATAACTTGACCCGCAGCGAAATGGCTGAAAAGGTTCGGGCGAATACTTCCGGCTTCAACTCGGTGTGGAGTCCGGGCTTCGATAATTGGAAGCCTGCTGAGAAAATACTTGATCAAACAAAAGATGAAGTAAGTGTTCTTGTCAAAGTTGAGCCCGAGCCGACTGCTCCTCCAGTCAAGTCGACACAAGAGCCCGTGCTCAACAAAGAGGGCGTTGCTGTTGACTGGACTTTTGACGGCCAGCTACCGGGGGTTGATCGCAATGCCGGATTGAAGTTGGGCGAGAGAGACCTGACTACAGATCCGTTTGAGTGGAAGGGAGTCAAAGGAGAGACAGACGCAAACCACTTTAGAACCGAGGCGTATCTCCCAGACGACTGGAACTATCCGGGCTCGGACAACTTCAAGGTTGTAGATGATGCTCTGAATAATATCGGTGACTCTAGCGCATGGATAGAGAGGCTCAGAGAGAAGGTGTTGACCTTCCCTGACGACGTATCCTTCAGACTTGTATGGAGGGGAATAGACAAGATTGTCGAGAAAGCGGAAGGGTCTGTTCTTGAAGAAGTAAAGGCTCTTGAAAGGCTGATGCATGGACGCAGTCGTTATGTCATACAGCGAATAGAAGCAGGCCAAGGTCCTCCCCCACTTCTCACACAGCCAGGCGCACGGCGCCGTTACATATACGAGCCGCCTCTGCTCTCGATCCCGCGCAAGGTCGATGAAGACATACCGACTTACTACTCCAAGCTGGAGGAGGCTGCGCAGAAGCTACCTGGTCGCATCGTCGGCACCGAGGAGATTCCGCTCACGGAAGCGGTCATGCGGACCCTCCGAAAAGGCGTCAAGCGAGAAGAGATCGAGTGGACCAATATCGAGCAGTTCCTCGATGACGCTGCCGCACAGGGCAAGACGTCGATCACCAAGAAAGAGATACTCGACCACCTGAAGAACAACCGCGTCGTCGTAGACGAGGTGTTGGCAGGTGTCATGCCTCCGCGTGTGAGGGCTGCGCAGAGGGCTGTTGATGAGGCGTACGCTCCTGTTGAGCCAATGGTTCGCGACTTTATAGACACCATGACGAGTAAGGGGTTCCTGGTCGAGAACACCTTGGCTCACATGGTGAAGGATAATCCAGATAAGATTTTTGGTGCTTTCGAGTCCTCCGTTGCTGGATTAATCCGTTCCGCTAAGATGGCTGCGATTAGAGCAGGATCCAAGGATTTGAGCACTAATGCTAAAAAGGTCCTGACTCTGTTTGAATCTGGCAAGGCTGATTTGTTTCGCAATCCTATGGGGTACAACCGTAAACAACGGATGGCGGATATTGACGAGGCTTACCGCATCGTAGACTCGACAATCGCAGACGCCACCACTACTGGAGTCAAGCTGCCTGAAGCTGACCAGCGTTTTTACACGTCTCTGAAAGAGGCTCTATTGCTCAGAGAAGTAGATCGCATGAAGCGTGCGGTAAGCGCTGCCGAAGAGTTGAAGCACTCAGACGCTTTCATGGATTTCGAGTCCGTCAAGGGTAACCTCGATTTACTTGTAAAGGAGCAGAAAATCCCACGCACCAAGTGGGGCACCTACACCCTTGGTGGGTACGGTGACGAGGCGGGATCGAACTACCGCGAAGTGTTGATCACTCGTCCGATGAAGTCGCAGAAGATCCTCGACGATCCCGATGTTCAGCGCCTTTGGTATGGATGGAACGCTTCAGACACACGGCGTAGCGTACCTGACTATGATGAGGTCTGGGATCGTGTTTGGGACCGCTACGACGCGCATGGCACATCGGTTGGCGACTGGTTCAAAAGCCTTCGCAAAGACGAGTTCGGCAGCGCGCAAGGCTCTCACTGGGACACCCCCAACGTCTTGGTTCATATCCGCGCGACTGACCGAGTAGACGAGGCAGGCCGGAAGATCCTCTTCGTCGAAGAGATCCAGTCCGACTGGCACCAGAGGGGCCGGCAGGTCGGGTATCAAGTTGAGTCAAGCAAACTCTTGGAGGAACTCAAGAAGTTTGGCTTGAGTCCTGATATGACGATAACGCCCAACATCGAGGTGTGGAAATCTCTGGGTATTCCCGACAATGTGATTGATCGTCTTCGACCACAGTACGAGGCGCTTCTTAAGCAGAACCCAGAGTCCGTGCCCGACGCACCCTTCAAGGACACCAAGGCCTGGACGGCTCTCGCGGTCAAGAACATCCTGCGCAAGGCAGCGGACGAAGGCTACGACGGTGTGGCGTTCACGAGAGGCGACATAGCCACTAAAGTTGTCGGCATGCCTGAGGAAGCCGCCAGAGAGTTCTACGACAAGATCCTGCCCAGCGTGGTGAAGAAGTACACGAAGGCGCCTCTCGAGTCAGTGGGTATCGAGGACGCCCGCTTCACCTGGCCACCGGAGAAAGTACCCTTTGTAGACCTGACGCCGAAGGTCAAGGCCAGGGTCGAGAAGCCCGCTCCGCTCTTTGCTACGCCACGGGACGAAGTCGTCGAGGACATCATCCAATTTGAAAGCGACGGTAGGGTGATTCTCGAAGCCTTTGAGGGAGCCACGTTCAGAGATGCGGTCCGTGGCATCTCGCGGGTGCTCGTCCGAGACCTGGAGGAGAACGATATCGACACCTTGCTGGGCTGGCTGAAGACGACCGACCCAGAGATGGCGAGCCTGGTTCGCAAGGGCACACGCATCGTCGGAGACACCGATGACATCACCAAGCGAGCGGAAGAGATCCTCGCCGATGCATTCGAGGATTATCTCCGGTCGGGTACTGCTCCTACAGCGAACATCACCAAGGCGTTCACCGCGCTCAAGAACTACGTCGTCGGAGTCTACGCGAAGCTGTCGGGCGACTCTGGTGTCCGCATCAACGACGATGTCCGGAGCGTGTTCAATCGTCTACTGCAGGAGCCCGCGACCGAGGAGCAGGCGTTCTCTCGATTGCTGCGCAACACCAGGGAAGAGAAGCTGCGTGAGGCAGGCGACACCGTTGATGTACTTCGTGAGATTCAGAAGGAGATCAACCGTCTCGGTGGTGCGCCCCGCAGTGTCAATGAGCTGGCAAAGGAACTCGAGACCACAGGAAAGCTCGTCATCGACAAGCCCATCATGTTCAACCGAATCGGGGAGGAAACGGGTATCGGCATAGCAAAAGATGGTGTCGTCACCTTGACGAAGAAGGACGTCAGTAAGCTTCAACAGCAGATTTACGAGGAGCTCGTGCAGGCGAGAAACCCTGCCAGCCTCGCTCCAGCCCCCTGGACTCGTCGAGGACACGTCACCGAGGAGTCTGCTGCTGAGATCGTACGCTCATTCTTTCAAGATGACATCGGGCAGGGCACGACACTCACCAAGTTGGTGACCTATTACATCTTCGGCGGAGACGCTTATGCGAACCTCCGTGTGTTCCCTCCCCCGGTTCGACGCAGCATCGAAGGCGCTACTCGCCCTGTCCAGCAAGCCATTGGTGACCTGGTCACTCTGGCGAAAGACGGCGACTACGATAACTGCATCAAGTATTTGACGGGTAAGTCTGTCTCGTTCAAGTCTGGTCGCCCTGTCACTTCATCAGGCATCAACTACTGGGGCGACTCACAGGACTTGGTCAAGCAGCTCTTCAAAACCCTTGACTCTAAACTGCAGGCGCGTATCTCGAAAGGGCTCCTCTACCGCATAACTCGAGAGCCTGGCTTGGTCCTCGCTCCGACTGACAAGCTTGATGAGATTGCTTCTAAATTAGTAGTAAGGTTCGGCGAAGACGTTCCTGTAGAAGCCGTAGACGACATGGGGGAAATTCTTAATGCGTTCCGCCAGAGTGATTTCGGAAAATCCATACTGCTTGCGCTACACAGTGGAGGTCGCCAGGACAACGTAAAGGCTTTGTCGATTATCGAGTCGTTGTTGTTTCATGCGGGACTTACAGCGCGACAGGGGAAGTCCGCGAGCAAAGTTGACTATGACGACGCGCTCGGGCTCTTGAGGGAATGGGAAAATCCCATGGAGAGGTTCGACAGAGTGCTTCCCGCAGCTTTGAAGACAGAAGGGAAACCTACTGCGGTACACGGTCTCATGATGCTCGGCGGCTACGGGGCAGCCAAGAAGTCCATGGATGACATGGTGCGTGTGGGCGTTGTTGTACGAAAAGAGGTCGGTGAAGCTTTCACTGCGTGGCAAAACGGTATGGAGGTGTCTGAGAAAATAATGCCCGAGGTCATGGAGTACGCTCGGCGTATCGGGCTCAACCCAGTGCTCATGGAGGCCACGGATCTCCTCGGCAAGAAGTCGTACCTGGCGCCCGAGGAGCTACTCAATCGAGTCAACATGGCGCTCAAGCGACTCGAGGTCGGTGCACGGGGGAGAGGAGAGTTGAAGGATATGCAAGATGCCGGGAATTTCTTCTACCGGTTCTTGAAGATCAGGATGACTCGAGGTGCCTACATCCCGAGGACCCGGTACTTCATCATGAACACCTTCGACCACTTCACGCAGATGGGAATGACTGTAGGCTTCAGGCCTGCCTTCGCCAGCGTGAGTCGTATCGCTGCACAGAATCTACTGACTCTTCCCCCTATTACTGGAGGCGTACACATACTTCAGAAGACAGGTGTGCTGTCTCCTGACCAGTTCGAGAAGATCAGGCGCGGTCTGCAGAAGTACTCTGACAAGCTCAGCCAGACCATCAGCGGCACCAAGTGGCGGATAGACGTCAACTCTGTGCTCAAGGGAGACGACGAAGTCATTACACTCGCGCACGGGGGCACCACCAAGTACTACAACGCAGCAGAGCTTCGACGCATCGCTGTGGAAGAAGGCATCTTCGCCAGCTTCGACACCCGCGCACTCGAGAGAGTTCTCAGGCAGGATATCGATAGCTTCTTCGATGCAGCTAAGAGAACGGACTCCAAGTTCGTTCAGTTCAATGACGACCTACTCGACATGACTGCGGACATCGCCGAGGCCTGGGCAGAGCGCGAGCGACTCGGCGCCATGATCACCCTGGTCGAGGCAGGCTACGACCCTCGCACGGCAGCACGTCTCACCATTGATGCACTCTACGACTACGCAGGATCCATGTCTGGGTTCGACCGCAGCTGGTGGATCAACATGGTGCTTCCATTCTGGGCCTTCCAGAAGAACGCGAACAAGCACGTGTTCGACATGATGTTCAGCCCATGGGGAGCTTATCGTATGGGCGTCATTCGACGTGCCCAGGAGAGAGGCTCGGACGCACTGTCGTACATCCTCTACGAGGGCATCGTCGACCCATACGGTGTAGACGTCGCGAACCTCGATCCAGAGACGCAGTCTCGGTACTACCTGCTTCGGGCTCAGCTCGAGGACTACTTCGGCGGCCCCGAGAATGTCGACGACGAAGTACGCAAGGCGATGCACATAATCTTCCGAGGCCGTGACCAGATCTTGGAAGACGGCAAGTACTACGAGTTGAGCTCTGTCCTTCAACTGGCTCGACGAGAGGAACTCAAGGGAATGAGCTTCCCCGCGCACACGATTCGTCGTCCGTCGAAGTCAGACCTCAGTACTTGGATGCGAGATCGAAACGTGATCCTCATTCCCCCGGCTGCGAGTGAGACTGTCCGCAAGTTCCAGGCACTCCTCGACCCAGACGAAGTAGCCTTCGTGGTAGCTCTTCCCGAGTCCACGATTGCTGCAGGGATGCGTCACATGGTCTATGGAATCGCGGGGATCATGCAACTGGGTATCGGGTTCGTAGGAGCGCAGGCACTCACACCCGCAGACGAAGCCAAGAGCGCAGTAGAGTACACGTATGGGCCTGCGTTTGAAAACATCATGCTCAACACGTTCCCGGTCAATCGAGCCCCTCTGCTTGCACCTCTCTTGTCCATGGCAGGCATGGACCCCGACATTCCTCCCATGCGCGTATCTCCCATCATTGGTGAGATGCTGATCTCCACCGGCCAGGTCGCCATAAAGAAAATCCCTGCCGAGATGGACCCCTTCGCCAACATCGAAGACCTGATGAAGAGGAATCCCGCGCTGACTCGAGAACAGGCCAAGCGTCTCGTGACGACGAGGGAGGCTCGCTACTACGTGGCGCCTGGAGTCGCTTCTCTGATGCTCGATGTAGCGCCTGCGTTGATCGGCCAAGCGCACCCACGACTACAGATTCTGGCTGCTGCGAGTGAGATCAACAAGCTGTATCTACAGATGCACGCAACCAAGTTCGAGCAATCGACCGAGGATACAGCCTCCCAGGTAGCAGAGATTCTGCGGCGCACTGGAATGCTCCAGGTGTACGAGACCAGACCCGGTAAGCTTGCTGGCCGTGAAATACCTCGCAGAAAAAAGAGCTCAATCAGCCCCCCTTGATTGGCCTGTGTCAACACAGCGCCTTAACTGATAAGATAAGCAAGCAGCAGGAGACGATTTCATGTCGAACACTTTCGGAGGCTACAGGCGCGCTGGGTTCAGCTACAACAACAGCACGGCCCTCAGCACGACGTACGCGAAGATCGCGCTCACAGCAGATAGCACGAACGCGCCACGCAGCGCGAACGTACCTCCCTACTGCCGCATTGAGGACATCACCTTCGAGCTCTCGAGCCTCAGTGGACCGCCCGTCACGCTCACCTTCTACCTGGCGCGCGATGCGGCTGGTGACTACCCGCTGACCCCAGAGGGCACATCGACCATCGTCGTGGGCGCGACGACCGCCTCTCTGGGAGGCACCGCTGTGGTAATCGGTCGCGACTACATGTCCACGGGCGCATCTCCAGACGTCGCAGACACGCTCTACGCCATCGTCAAGGTATCCAGCGGCACCACCACCGCCAAGATCTACCTGAACTGGAAGGCATAGACTCATGTCGGTCATGCACTCAGTCTTCGCGGGTGTCGACACGACGGTCTTCACGGATGCGTCTCAGGACTTCTCACGGATTCGGTGGCAGGAGTACCCTCTCGGCACAACTGGCTTCAACATCGCAAATAAGGTCTGGTCCTCTGTGGATCGATGGACGATCACCAACCCGGATGCCGCCACACTGAGAATCCTTCTCGCTGATGGAACCACTGGTGTTGCTCACAGTCAAACTGCTACTTCTGGCCTGTTCGTTGTCATCCCGACGCCTATCTCGTCGTTCGCACCTCCTGGCGTGGAGACGTTTAGCCAGTATAGGTCAGTAGGTGGGTTTGCTGTCGAGTGGGATTGGACGGTAGCGAATGTTGAAAGCATGGGTGTTAGTGTCGGCATCATCAAACTCGATGGATCGTCAGACATTACTACATCGTCGACTGCCCACAGGTTCTTCCGAAGGACTATTGTACAGACTGGGGACACCGCAGTGTCAGAAGTACATGATTACGGTATTGACCCAGGTGGGGGTAATGCCAAGATGGTGTCTACTACAGCAGTGTCAGTAGACACCATTGGGACAAAGATAGGGCTTGGTGCCCTCGGACGAGTAAATGCAGTAATGTCTTACGACTGGAAGGATGCAAGCTACAACAAGCAGGAGTCCAACTTCGGTGACTTGATTGCTAACCGGGGTGGTGGAACATTCAACCCAGAAGAAACCTGGGATGCTGGTAACGATAAGATTTCGGCTGTTAACTATTATTTCTTTATGGGTTTCAGCGGCGTGGGTAATACTGCTGATGGTGCTGGTGGTGCTAACTCCAACATAATCGACATAAAGAAGATTCGATACTTCGTACACTCTCTCGGGGACTGGACCAAGTGAGCACCCAGGCAATCATCCAGTGTGCTTCCGCGTCAGCTGCTGCATCTGCCGCGTCTGCTGCATCTGCGGGTGAGATCTGGGGCGTGACCTACACAGGCACTGCTGGCAGTGATGGTGACTTTCTCTGCCTGGAAAGCAGTGATGCAGAGGTCAACGCCATCGAAGCTGCCGTGCCAGAGGATGCTACTCTCATGGCATCGGCATCAGGGGCACACTTCATCCTTGACTGGACCAGCCTCGAGGGACGCTTCGCCAAAGCGCTGCTGGGCTGATGGGTCGATTTACGCCGACATGTTATTCTGACTTCGAGAGGTAGACCATGGCCCTGACGAACACTCCACTCGACCCTCGGTTCACCGATGTCGTCGTGAAGGACACCATAGTCAACAACACCGCAGCTGCGAGCGTCACTGGGAGCACGCTGACATTTCACACCATCCAGGTGACCAATGCCGCGAGTCAGGTCAACTACGTCAAGTTTTACGATGCAATCACGGCAACCGCAACGACGCTTCCCAACATGATCTTCATGGTCGTCAACGGAACTACGCGCACAGTCAGCATCTGTGATGGATATTCGTTCGGTACCGCTGTGACCATGCGCTGTGTTCAAGAGGCCGGGCTGGGAGGCACCACCAGCCCCTCCGGCGGTAACGTCCAAGTCATTCTCACTATGAGCTGAGGTAGCAGCATGGCACACGCCAAGATCACATCCGGAAGTAATCTCAGTACCTTCGTCATCGACTCTGCGTCAGTGACGGCGACTCCTGAGAACAACGTCCTGGGAACAAGCGGAACGCTGTTCGGCGTCTACATCGACAACACTGCCAACAGCGCCATCACGTACCTCAGATTGTGGGATGTCGCCTCGCCCACTGTGGGAACTACAGAGCCGAATGAGATCTACCCGTGCCCCGCGTCTGTCGCCCGCATGTACACGATTGCTGAAGGGACTGCGTACGGAACTGCCGTCAGCTTTGCCTGCGTGAGAGAAGCAGGAAAGATCGGAGCCACGAGCCCGGTCTCCGCCGTCAAGGTCCGTCTACTCGTTTCATAGGAGACACTCATGCCTGAGCGCCTGAAGAGTCGAAAGTTCTGGTTCGCTTTTATCGGAGCCGTCTTGCCCATCGTGGCACAGTACCTCACCAACGAGGTCGCCCTCGTTGATGCGCTGCAGCTCAGCGCTGCCATCGTCGTCAGCTACATCTGGGGCCAGGGCTACGTGGACGGGAAGGCTCTTGAGGGAGCTCCTACCGTGGTCGAAGCCGAAGCCTCTGAATGACTGACATGCTATGGGGCGCCATCATTGGCGCAGCGATGGTGGTCGCGACGTTCATCGCAGCCTGGATCAAGAGGCCGAGCCCAGAGATCGTGTTCTCTCCGCTCGAAGATGCTGAAGAAACGCACGCGGTCCGCGTCGTAGAGATAGAGAAGAACCTCGACAACAAGATGGAGATCATCGATGTGGCTGCTACGAGCGACTCGCCGGCTGATGCGTTAGCTGCGTTGGGCAACAAGAGGAAGAGATGAATGCGCTTGCGATCCTCCTATTCCAGACAGCCCTCGCCGAACCACCAGAGCGGCCCAAGTCGCCAGAGCCACTCGAGGGGGAGTGCCCGGGAGCGGTGGGCTTTACGCACGGCAACGCTGTACCTGGCGGGATTGTCGGTAGTGATGGCCTCGTGCTCTGCAGCGGTGTCCTCTCTCCGCTCAGTGACTACCAAGACCTACTCCAGACTGAAGTATGGGCCGAAGCCCTCGACGCCCGTTATCGTCTGGACACGGCCTCTCTCGTACTCGAGAGAGACTGGTACCAACAGCAGCTGGAACTGATCCAGCAACCGCTACCCCTGCTGGAACGACCGGCTGTTATACTGACCATGGGCATCACCTCGGGGGTTGCAGTGGTTCTCCTATCGGCCTATGCGTTCGACACAGTCGCCGATGGGGGTACGCCATGATTGAGACCGTCCACAAAGTCATGACCGCAGTTCTCACAGCCGCAGTGCTGGGAGGCGCGTCATTCGTGATTGACACACGCACCGAGATCGCGCTACTGCAGGCAGAGATCAAGCAGGTCAAGTCGATGAGCGAGCAGATCCTCACGATCATCGAGGCAGCCCACCCACGTCAATAGGAGGCCTCCATGACCCTGATTCTTCTCAGCACTCTCGTCATGGCTACGCCCATAGACGCTGCTCAGCTCCCTACGTCTGTTCAAGAGGCCCAGGAGTGCAAGGACACCCTGCAGCAGATTCTCGATGCGCTCGAGTCCATCGAAGCTGTCGCCGTGGCGGAGCCTGAGAAGCCTGCTGATACCGCAGAGCCTACGCCAGAGAAGTCGACCGCAAGTCCTTCTCTTCTACCAACGAGTAGGTGAAGCGTTCGACCCCACTACTCTCGCAGATGTGCATCGCCTCGCCCCAATCTGTCAACCGGGCAAAAACCTGGCAGCCGGCGCTCCACTTATCCACTTGCGTGCTGTTGGTGCCTGCGTGGTGGATGTTGATCCCGAACCAGCCTGTGTGCTCTTCGCCGCCGTAGTCGAGTGTGTTGTCCTTGTTGTTGTCTCTCCAGACAGTAACTGTGCCGCCACGCTGACACAGCGTCCGATAGCGTCCCTGGTGCAAGGCCCACTGGTACACAGGGTACTGGCCCGGGACGAGAATGGCCGTCCCGTCGACATTGCTCGGGTTCTTGAGCCAGTAGGTGCCGGGGTCCGTGGTGATGCGGTAGGTCTTGTGGTTCCAGGCATCACCTGACTTCCAGACCAGGTGCATCTCGTCGTCGAAGGCGTTGGCTTCTTCGCTCTCGAAGCGCACACCGATCAAGTTCACCTGCCCGTCGTCGAAGACCGTGTAGCCTTTCTCCTTGAGCACTTCGATGATTGCAGGGCTGCGTAGAGACACGAGCTTCAACGGAGTCGTGGGCGTCTCTCTGAGGTAGGTCTGGGTCATGGGCCCAGCGATGCCGTCTACAGACAGCTTTCTTGCACACTGGAACCGCTTCACAGCGTTCTCTGTGTTCTTCCCGAACACGCCGTCGACACCGATAGGGCCGAATCCATGCAGGTTCAACTGCTTCTGCAGCCAAAGAACCATGTCTCCAATATCACCTTTGCGCAGCATGATTACCCACTAACTCCTTCTATTGAGCGATGCGCCCGAGGCGCTCCATACGTTCACTGATGCGAGCACGCTCTCCGGTGTCCACCAACTGAACCAACCAGTCCGCGTACTTCTGTGGCTCCGTGGCCTTCCCCGAGGGGGCTGCCGCAAAGGCCTCAGCCAGGCCCTTGACGTGACGCAGGGTAGGCTTGCGCGCACCAGATTCGACTCGACTGACCTCGGGCTGAGTCAGTCCCGCTCTCCTTGCCAGCTCGGCAACGCTCCAGCTACGAGACTCTCGACTCATACGGATGAGCCTGGAGAACGCGGTTACGTGCTTGTTAGTCATTTTGACCTCCCAGTAGAGCCTATCGTAGAGAAACCACGTCGTCAAGATTCTTACTTGACAGGCTGGCAGCATCGCTATAGTTTCAGAGGGACCGCAAGGGGGTTCGATGATCTGGCGACAGCCACACTATGTCTACCGCGTTCCCGCGAGCGCCGTCAGCATCGACCTGGATACCGTAGAGCACACTGTCCCGGGTGCCCTGGTCTACGCCTACTGGAACCAACGACGCTATCGACTGCGCCAGATGTCTCCCGACGAGAGAGTCGCTGTCTCCGAGTACGAAATCCTGGCACCCCTGCACGGAGCGTGGCTCGTCGAGTCGACGCTCGCTCACCACCAGCTGCCCTACACTGCCATCGGCAAGGACGTAGAGGGTATCTCGTTCTGGAGTAACGTCGCAGAGGACCGAGCTGCGCTCGAGCAAGATGGACGCAACCGTGTCAACGACCTGATCTCCCGGGGAATCATCCGACCCCATGTCGCGGACATTCTCACGCCCTACCAGGCGATGTCCGTGAGCTGGGCGGTGAGTCGTCCCTGGGTGTTCAACGTGTGGCCGTGCGGATCGGGCAAGACTCTTGGCGCCATCGTCGCCTCTTTCACGCGCACTGGCCCGACCCTCGTGCTCAGTCCAGCTAAGGCACGGCATGTCTGGTGGTCCCAGGTGCAGGAATATAGCACGATCACGCCGTTCCGTGTACGTCCGCAGGGAGAAAGAAAAGAAGATGACGAGACTCTCGACAGCTACCTGCGCCGCATGGGCTCGTTGGCCTTTGTCGTGGTGGGTGGAGAAGCTGTCGGTTTGTACATCGATGAGATCAAGCGAGTGGCGCCAACGGTTCTCATTCTCGATGAACTCCACACGCACGGGAGTCGCAAGCGGTGGCAGGCCATCCACAAGGAAGATGGCACCGTGGACTTCGAGAAGAAGCGGACGAGCAAGAACAACGTGACCCGTGCTGCCCATGTCATGGAGGTTGCGAACATGGACGGCATCAACCTGCGCGTCGGCCTGACAGCCACGCCCCTGGACGACGGCAGGCCGCGCAGACTGTGGAGTCAGCTGGACCTGCTCACCCCGGGTGGCTTCAGCCACAGCTTCAGCAAGTTCGCGTTCCGTCACTGCGATGCCGCGCCAGGACAGTATGGGGGCTTCGACGACCGGGGCAGCAGCAACCTCGACGAGCTCCGGTCACGGTGCAGCTTCTTCACGCACGAGGTTCCCTATAGCGAGAGTCACGCCGCGCTCCCTGATACCCGGGTGCAGGTCGTCTACTTGGACCGCTCAGAACTGAACGGGGCAGGTCGGTTCAGCGACGAGCAGACATTCAAGCAGGCGTTCAAGTCTCTGTCGAAGGAGACCAAGTTCAACTATGTCGCTCGAGAGCGTATGATCGAAGCGAGGCTCGCAGAAGCCTGCAGTCGAAAGCGGGGGTTCGTCATCGACGAGGTGAAGCAAGGCGTGCGTGGTGGTGGCAAGGTGGCGGTGTTCACAGCAAGGCGTAACGAGGCCGAGGTGTGGGCGCACAAGATCAAGAAGTCTCTCACCGAAGGCGACGAGAAGCTCGCGGACATCACGGTGTGGACAGCTCACGGAGGTGTCTCCGAGACCGAGCGAGATCGCATCACCGATGCGTACCGAGACCACTCTGGTCCTTGCGTGCTCGTGGCGACAGGGCAGAGCGTAGGCACAGGTGTTGATGGACTTCAGACCACAGACGTTGCCATCTTTGCGATGCTGCCGTGGAAGCCCGGTGATTTTACGCAGTGGAAGGGTCGGTTCGACCGACTCGGAGGAAACCCGACGCTGTTGAAGGTCATCGTTGCGACCGGCACTTACGACGAGCGGGTGGTAGGGATTCTCGTGGAGAAGTTCGGACCCATCGAGCAGTTCCTCCAGGCAGATGAGTTGGAGGGCCTGGACACCAAACTGCTCGGCATCGCTGACAAGGACGCCATGGTCAACAGCATTGTCAGCAGACTGGAGGCATTATGATGATTTCCCCTCTCGCAGCCGCGATGCAGACGACGGCTGCATTCGCGACAACCAATCAAGAGCTCGCAGCTCGCGTCAAGGCGTCACAGCCCGAGCCTCCCAAGAGAGAGTCATCCACGCCTGTACCCATCTACACGGCGACAGGTGAAGTCATCCAGATTGGCCGCAGCGAATCAACCATCTCGGTGACAGCATGACGGAAAAGCTAATCGACGCAGGGCGAAGCCTCCGTGGATGGAGTCGGGTCGGCAACTTCTTCAAGTGCCCGCAGCTGTACTCCTATGACCAGCACCTGCACATCGACCTGATACCTGCGAGCGCACTCACGCGGGGTTCGATGGGTCATGTAATGCAGGCGCATCAACATGCCATCTGGGGTGCGCGGCAAGGGAGCGTGCTGGTCGACGGGGTGAAGCACACAGACTCACGAGACTTTCTCGAGCCCGCTGAAGCGATGTCTGTCTGGTGCGACCAGTACGGTGGAGACGAGCACTTCGACAGGATGCTCGACACGTTCGACAACTACATCATGCAGTACCCCGACCCGCCTGGACGCATCGTTGCTGTCGAGACTTCGGTGACTGCCGTGATCGGTACACGTGAAGGGCAGTGGGGTCTATGGGTGGTTCATCCTGACGTAGGCGATCTCGACCAGCCGGTCACATCCGTTCCAGGCATCGACGGAGTCGTCATCGAGATCACGCCGCTCAACATGCCGGGTCATGACAGGCACGACTGCCCGATCTACCTGACTCGACGCATGGACCTGGTGGTCGAAGACCGCATGGGGCGCATCGCCATCTGGGACCACAAGCACCAAGCGAACGTCCAGCCTAACCGAAGCGTAGATGCCTACGCCATCGACGGTGGATTCGCTGCATTCCGCATCATGGGCAGGCAGCTGTATGGTCGCAACTTCGGTGGGCTGCTGCTCAACCTGATTCAGACCCAACCCTCTTGGAAGGTCGCTCGTCGAAGCGTGCCACCTACACCGCATCGGGACAGTCACTTCTGCGACATGCTCTGGCGCGCCGAGCACAGTCTCGCACAACTCGAGGCGAGCAATCTCGACCCGTGGATGTGGCCCAAGGCGATGAATGAAACGGCCTGCTATGGGCGCTACGGCGCCTGCTCGGCCATCAAGCTCTGTTTCTTCGGAGAGAGAGGAAAAGTCTGTTGACCCGCTGGGTCGCATCGGATAGTGTCTCTATAGTTTGACTGGAGAACCAACATGGAAAGCCCCGTAATGATCTGTGTGTACGGGAAGCCGAAGAGGGGTAAGACCTCCGACGCTCTCGCTGCATTCCCGAATGCCCTGTTTATCGGCGTACCGAGTGCCATTAGCCTCGTTGCGCAGAATGAGCTCGGGTTCACACCCGCTCTTCACACGCATCCTCCGCAGACGCTTGACGCCCTGGTACAGGTGCTCAAGGAACTTCACGAGAGCGGAGCCGCCAAGAACTACGGTGCCATCGTCATTGACGACGCCAGCCACATCTGTCGACAGAGCATGCTCTTCTGGCAGGCGAATGCACCTCGAGGACGGTCGGGTAAGCCTGACCGCTTCTACCAGTACCAGCAGCTCAACGTGCACCTGCTCACGCTCAGCTCCATGAGCCGGCACCTGGGCTGTCACCTCCTCATGACCTTTCACGAGAGAGCACCGGGACACAACGCCGATGGTGCATTCTGCCCCGGCGGTCCCGACGTACCCAGCCGCAACCAGGTAGAGATGTTGCCGTCGTGGTGCGATATGAGCCTCCGCACGCTGATCGACCCGACGTACCCAGATCCGTGGTTCCAGGCGATCTATTCGTGCAACCCTTCGGATCCCGACTGGATCACAGGTGACCGCACAGGTGTCTGTTCGAGCAGGACCCCTGCGAACATCCGAGAAATCCTGCGCGCGAGTCAGTCCGGCTACGAGCTCTCTCGCCTCGCCGGACTCGAGTGGCAAGAGGATGTTGCCAACCGAGTTGCCAACGGGCTACAGGATGGTGAGGATCTTCGCGGGCTGCTTCAGCAAATCGCAGCCGGACACTCGGGCGACCCGCGCCACCTGCGGTGGGCCTGTCAGGACGGCATTGCTCGCGGAGTCCTCTCTCGACGCCTCAACCGAGGCTTGTTCGATTTCACTCTCGAGGAGTCATCCTCAAAACCCGGCGGCAATCTGCCGCCACCTCCACCAACCCCATAGGGACTAAACCATCATGGCTACATTCCAAATCCCCGGTGAAATCATCACCTCTGTCACCGCTCTCGGTGGCGGTGCGCCCCCGTCCGGCTACTACGCCGCAAAGATCGAGAAGATCGAACCTCACCCGTCGCGCGCCACGGCTCGTCGGATGACCCTGTCGTTCCAGGGCTTCTCCTGCACTGACTGGCTGAACACCCCCTACGATGTCGAAGGGAAGGCTATCGCCGGTCTCAACGAGAAGCAGGTTCGCGGCATGGTTGCTGCGATCAAGAGTGTCTTCCTGTCCGCTGGGTACACCAACGAACAGATGTCTCAGGGAATCAGCGACGACTGGCTGATCGACAAGAGCGTCTGGCTCGAGTGGCATGCCGCCAAGGACCTGGGTGCCACCTACGGAAAGATCGACCGATACCTCACACAGGTTTCCTTCGACACTTTCCAGGCCGACGGATCCAAGCCGGCAGTTGCAGGAGCTGACGCTGTCAGTTCAAGCAGTGCCTCTGCAGCCGTTCCACCTGCGGTCGCTGCTGCAACACCGGCTCCGGCAGCTACTGTGGCTCCGGCTCCTGTTCCTGCACCTTCCAATGGTGCCTCTCAGACGACGATTGGTGGGGCTGTTCTGCCTCCTCCGCCCGTCGGCGCGCAGGGCCTGACCCAGTAGTTGTCAGGGGGTGGCCTCGACACCGGCACGTCGAGGTCATCCCCACCCTTTCTCCGGTGCAGTTTGACTTTCAATCCCCAAGAACACGGCGCAAAGTGCGAGGTGTGTCCGCTCGGACCTCGTGGCTGCTTCAACGATGAGGACTGGCGCCCTGTCGGTCCAGAGATTCATGAAGGTGCCACAGTTCTCGCTGTCGGAGAGAGTCCGTCGCACGAGGACATCCACCACCAGCGTCCTTTCATGGGTCGAGGCGCATCAGAGTGGGCGACAGCGCTGGTTGTGATCTGCAAGAGTCGGCCCGACATCGACCTCACCAACGTCATTGCGTGCAAGCCTCCCGGTCAGGCCAGTGGTGCCTGGACACGGATGACGCGGAAGCTCGACCGACTGAACAAGTCTCGACAGAGCAAGGGGCAACAGCCTCACCCTCACCCGATGACCTGTTGCCTGCCGCACTTGCACAGTCTGGCTGCCAAGTACGAGAACATCATCACGCTTGGTCGTATCGCGACACTCGCCCTGACTGGGCAGAACAAGAGCATCTTCTCTGTTCGCGGCGGCCCTATCTACGTCGATGAAGACTGGCAGACTTCCGGGGAGGGCCGGCGCGTCTTTCCCACCGTGCACCCGGACTACATTACTCGAGCGCCGTCCTGGCGCAGTGTCCTGCACGCAGACATGGGTAAGGCGTTTCGCTGGTTCACCGGAGCACTCAAGTGGACAGACCCAGACATTCTCTGGCGTCCCTCGCCCGACGAGCTTCGCACCTTTCTTGCGCAGCCTGCACCCTACTGGGCATACGATGTGGAGACCGATGGAGTCGAGCCATTGGAGTGCGGGCTGCGCACCATCGCCATTGCCATCCCTGACCTGGATAGCAAGGGCCGAGTCGTCAAGGGTGGCCGGTCTGTTGCCCAGAACAGTTATGCCGTGGGCATCACGCTCCAGTCTGTGCGAGGCGCTCGGTGGCTCTGCCCCGAAGACGAAGCCGAGATCAAGGACATCCTGTGCAAGGCGTTCACCGACGGGCGCACCTGGGTGGGGCACAACGCGGGTAGCTTCGACCGGATGGTCATCGAGAACCACCTCGGTGTCACCCCCGCGCCTCTCGTCGATACCCTCTTCTCCACGCGGTTCCGTGCGCCAGACCTACCGAAGGGGCTGAAGACAATCGGATCCATCCTGACAGACGTGGAGCGGTGGGAATCCACAGAGAAAGGCGCAAGCATCTCGACAGGCACCACCGATGACGACGAGCTCCTCCGATACAACTGCATCGACACCGTAGTCAACGCGCGCATCCTGCCCCCGCTCATCGAAGCGACAGACTTCAACGGTGCCTTCAGACAGCTGCCCGCGTGGGCGCGGCCTGCAAGCTGTCCCGCCGACAAGCCCTGGAACCTACACCAGGTCGACCATGCCACCCAGGACATGTGCGTGCAGATGCACAAGGCAGGTGTCTGGATTGACCAGACTCGTCGTCGTCAACTCGAGGACCACTACACGGTCTTGGTGGGTCAACGTCAGAAGTGGCTCATCGATGAAGCCCGGGGATGGACGCAGACGTTCAACAACCCGGGTAGCGGGGACCAGGTACGCAACCTGCTCTACGACATCTGGTCACTGGGCATCCCTCCACAAATCGATGCGCGTGAGTTCTACACCGAGACGGGTCTCCCAGGAACGGGGGATGCAGTCATCCGAGCGCACCTCGCTGCAGACAATGTCACTGCGAATCAAGCGACGTGGCTCAAGCAGCTGCGTGTGTATCGGCGGGAAAAGAACAAGATCCTGGGCACTGTGCTCATCCCCATGCGCAGACGAGATGCAGACCCCGTGAAGGGCATCGTGTTCGAGGACGGTCGTGTCCGCAGCAACTGGAACGCACACGTCACGAGTGTGGGCAGGCTCAGCTCCAGTGGTCCGAACCTGCAGAACATCGGCAACCGCAAGGGTCAGGCTCCGCTCAAGAGCATCTTCTCTGCACCTCCTGGTCGAATGTTCATCGGGGCGGATCTGGACCAGGCCCACTTGAGAATCACCGCCTGCTACTGGCGCATCCCGATGCTCCTCGAGTGCTTCGCCAGCGGACAGGACCCACACAACACGCTGGCGTGGAGCGTGTTCGGCGACAAGTTCAAGAGCGCAGACGGCTGGGGCCCAGACGGATTCAGCCTTCACCGCAAGCCAGCGGGCGGGCAGGCCAAGTCCATGCGCGACATCATCAAGACCTTCAGGTACGCCTCAATCTACTGGGCCTCTCCCGCAACGGTCTGGCAGGTGCTCACCTCGACGGAGACGGATGAGGGCGATCTCCCCTACCTGGGATTCAGTCTGCGAGATGTTCGGTTCATCCACGATGCGTGGCTCGAGGCAGAGCCCGAATGGATGAAGGCATGGCAGTCAATGCTCAAGCTCTACCGCCAACAGGGATTCATGGACGAGCCTGTGTTCGGCAGACGGTCGGGCCCCCTGAGCGATGGCAAGAAGAACGAAGTGGTCAACTACCCGATATTGAGTGCCGAGTCTGCCGTCATGCGGATTGCCGAGCAGCGTCTGATCGAGCAGTTCCCCTATGGATTCGCAGGACCCGGCACGGGACTCATCCACCAGTGCCACGACAGCATCGCCGTCGAGGTGCCTGACGAGGGAGAGCATCAGCTCGAGCAGTGGCGCAAGCTCGTCGAGCAGTGCATGACCGTCGAGGTTCCCGGGTGGGTGGTCACCATGACTTCCGAGGCCGCAGTCGGCAAGACTCTGAAGGAGGTCTGATGACAACCGCACGCTGGTTCCTGGCACACAGCAAGAGCTGTCCGGTCGAGCACATCGATACCTGGGCCAAGGCACTCACCCCAGCACTCACCTCACCGGGGTGGGATGCGCAGGTCACCTCGGCTCGAGACGACTATGAACTCCGCGCGCGAGCAATGGGTGGGTGGCATCGCTGGTGCCAGGACGTGCCGAGGGGTGTGCGGTGGGATGATACGCCACTCTTCCACGGCATCATCATTCCCGAAGGACCCATCGTCGGTCGAGCGACAGACAGTCTGATTCGTGGATTCCTCGATGCGGGTAAACATGTCTTTGCGTGGGAGCCCAGCACAGGCAGATTCCACGCTGTCAGCGGATTAAAGGAGCTCGGGCTCGACAACTGGAAGCAGTGGTCGAAAATCGTGTTGACTTCTATATCTTGAATCGTTACCATCAGGGAATACAGGAGCAGTCATGGCAAAGAAACAAATCCCCCTCCACGTTCAACAGATCAAGTCCAACCTCAAGAGCATCGACGGCGAGGCCTGGCATGTCGATCTCGGAGACAAGACGCTCATCGTCGGGCCGAACGGCAGCCACAAGAGCGCCATCGCCCAGTCTCTCGAGCTGGCAGTCAGTGGTGCCGCAGACGACATTGTCGGGCGCACTGCCGTGAAGTCAGGAGACACCCTGCTTTCGACAGCTCACGAGGATGCTCTCTGGATCCAGGCGAACCTCTCCAACGGGGAGATCTCCTCTTTCAAAGTACAGAGAGAGGACGAGAAAGTCAAGCGCCCGGCTCATGTCAGCAACAGCACGGCTGTCCTTCCCCTGCGGGATGTGAAGGCCGCACTGGCGGGCTCGACCTCCACGGCCATGCGTGCCTTCTTCAAGTGGACCTGCGCTGACATCAGTGAGGACG